GCGTGATAACCATTGAGGAATCGGCAAACGGAAAGACAGAATCGACTATTGTTGAGGGTTTACAGATTGATTCGGGCTATTTGTCGCCTTATTTCGTCACAAACCCTGCCAAAATGACATGTGAGCTGGAAAATCCCTATATTTTGGTCCATGACAGGATAATTTCCACGCTTCAACCCATGATAGGGCTATTAGAATCTATCGTTAAAACCAATGATTCCCTACTAATCATTGCAGAAAATGTGGATTCTGAAGCCCTGGCTACCCTTGTTTTGAACAAAATGAAGCACGGCTTTAACATCGTTGCTATCAAATCTCCGTCTTATGGCGACTTCCGAAAGAACATTTTAGACGACCTAATGGTCATGTCAGGAGCTAAATATGCCTCAGAAGAGACAGGGCTTAAGCTTGAAAGCATTACTAAGGGGTCCTTGGGCCGGGCTAAAAAAGTTATTATCTCAGAAGGCAAAACAACCATCATCGACGGTTATGGAGACAAAGAGGCCATTGATACCCGATGCGCCTTCCTCGAATCCCAAATCAGAGACACTGACGAGGCATTTGCCAAGGTGCAGCTTGAGGATAGGCTTGCACGACTCACGAACGGTATAGCCGTCATCAAGGTGGGAGGCCAGACAGCCCTTGAGATGAAAGAGCGTAAAGACCGCGTAGAAGATGCCGTACACGCTACACGGGCTGCTCTACAAGAGGGAATCGTCCCCGGTGGTGGCATAACTCTATTCCGTACGATTAACAAATATTGGAACAATAGTCCCGATAAGAGCATCTACGCCGAGAGACTGGTTATGAATGCCATGGAGAGACCCATTGAGCAGATTCTCATGAACTCTGGCAAGGATGAGAAGGCTATTCAAGGAATCTGTCAAAAGTTAGACTCTGTGGATGATTTTCACTTTGGGTTCGATGCTCAAAAGGATGAGTTCGTCGATATGATAGAAGCTGGCATTATTGACCCCACAAAGGTCGTTATCACAGCTCTGGTAGACGCCGCATCCATTGCGAGTCTATTCCTAACGACTGAAGCTGTATTAGTTGAGGAAAACGAAATTTCCCTGAACTCTCTACAAAATCCCAACAATCCCTATAAGATCAGAACTTAATAGATAAAATTAGTTTCAATTTTTACCAATAGTGTTATTATATTACTATACGGCTATATGCTGTCGACCCTTCGGGCGGTCGTTTCCTTCTAGGTAACAGGTTTTGGAGTCTGTCTACCTCTACGCTTCACAGCGATAAATCCTCAGAATTTTTGAATTTATATATTTATTTTATAGGAGTTAAACATGGCATACGGTATTAATGCGCCATTCGGTTTAGTCCCTTTTTCCTATTTTGGGTCAACGGGATGGAATGGCGGTTTCCAGGAAATGCCTTTCTTGGCAACCACAGCTAACAGCATGTACAGGGGCGACCTTGTAACTTACGCTGCGGGCGTTCTAGTTCAATATATTGCGGGTACTACCCCTACAGGTACTGCAGGTGTTTTCATTGGTTGTCGCTATCAAGACACCAACGGAATTTGGCAATTCTCTAAGTACTGGCCACAAGGAACAGCTGTAGCAGCTGGTACTCAGCCAATTGCTCAAGTTATTACAGATCCCAATACAATCTTTACGATTCAGTCTGCTGGAACACTTATTGTAACGAACGTTGACTTTAACTGTGAAATCAGTGGAGCAGGTAACCCATACGCGGGTAACACGGCAACTGGTCTATCGGTAATGTCACTTTCAGTTACTCCGGCAACTACCGCAACATTGCCACTTCGCATCATTGGCGTCGACCCAACACCGGGTAATGCTTTTGGCGTGCAGTTCAATAATGCCCTTGTAGTCATCAACACATCTGCCTTCAAGGCCGGCACATTAGGAGTTTAATAGAATGGCTATCATCACTTTACAATCGATCCAGTCATTATTGCGTCCTGGCTTGGCCGCAGTTTTTGGCGACTATATGACCTACCCGGATCAGTGGAAGGAAATATTCACCAGCCACGTTTCGAACAAGGCAGTTGAATATGAAGTAGAAATGAGACTCTTGCCAGTAGCGCTGTTTAAAGCTGATGGTGGTGCGGTTGCTTATGGAGACATGGCGCAACAGTATACTACATCTTACTTTCACCAGAACTTTGGAATCGGGTTTCAAATCACTGCGAATACTATCAGAGACAACTTGTACAAGGATGCTTGGCCTCGCGCTACTGAGTCTGGTAAGGACTCCATGCGTCAAGCAAAAAACATACAGGGTGCCGCAGTTTTGAACAACGGATACAATGCGAACTTCCCTGTATCTGACGGTCAAGCACTGTTCTCTTTGGCTCACCCAGTTCTGGGAGCTAACGTTGCCAACACTTTTGCGATTCCTACCCAGTTGAACGAGACTTCCCTGCAGGATGCATTGATTGGCATCCAGAAGTTCTTGAACGCCTCTGGTCTAAGGATTGCATTGGGTGCTGAAAAGCTGATTGTCCCGCCTGAACTTCAGTTCACAGCCGATGTTCTTTTGGGGTCTAAGTATCGCGTTGGAACTGCAAACAACGACATCAATGCCATGTACAACCTAAGTTCTGTCCCTATGGGCTACAAGGTCAACCAATTCTTGACCAACCCAACGCAGTGGCAGTTAATAACAAATGAGTCAAACGGCTTCAAGTACTATGAGCGTGACCCATTGTCTATTGATATGTTTACCGACACTACTACTCGTAACTTGAACGTTACTTTTGTAGAACGGTATTCCTTTGGTTGTTCAAACTGGCGCGCAACGTTCGGCTCACAAGGAGTTTAACTATGTCTATTACAACACCTAGCAGGGGCACACATGCGTCTGATGGATTTAGAAGCGGACCGCTATTACAGACTCAATATTCTGTAAGTGCGAATCCGAATATTTTTCCATCGACGCAATTGTCTAGCCCTGTTGACACACAGCCGCCTGGGGTGTTTAACACACCCTTGGCGTTACTAGATATAATCCCCACTCCTGTATCAGCGGCGGTAATTTCACCGGCTGCTGCTACGGCAGCACTTCCTTTTGTGACTGTGAATGGGCAAGGGATTACATTGCTTCCTTTCGTCAATGGACTAAGTAAACTCCCTAGTGGTGCCAGCATTTATCTTAAGGGTGCCACGACAACTGTTGTTCAATTGGATGTTCCGAGGAACCTGACTTATACCAGTTCTGCGGATGACCACTTGAAGCACGTAACAACTCTTGGTTGGGATCTATATGGCCAGCCAATGACAGAGCAAACGACATTGACAAACACTTCTGTTGCTGTTGGTAAAAAAGCTTTTTACTACATTAAGTCTGTCACTGTCAGTGCGGCACCCGCAGGAACCGTTTCAGCAGGTGTTGGTAATGTCTTTGGTTTGCCTTACTTCTGTCCATCAACAAACTACTTTGGCGCGATTATGTACAATAACGCCATTGATTCCGGTCCGCTCTTTGTGCCGGTAGCTTTGGGTGCTGGTCCACTAACAACGACACTCGGAAGTGCGACCGTTCTTGTGGCTGTTGCTTCTACAGCTGGAATGTCAATAGGTCAGACAATTATACTTTCTGGCCTAGCGGATTCAGGAGGAATCGTAGCTGCGAATTTAAACATCACAGCAACTATTACAGCTTTAGTAGCTAATACTTCGTTTAGTTATACATCTAATGGAGTAGGTGGTGTTGGGGCTGGTGCTGGGCAAGGTGGAGCAGCTGGATTCTATCAGCTTGTTAACTATCTTGGCACTGTTACGGTTGCAGACCAACACACGGCTACGGCAACGACTGGGGACGTAAGGGGTACTTATACACCTTCTACGAATGCAGACGGAGTCAAGAAGCTGACAATCAACTTCTATGCTCCAAGCGCGGATGCTCGTAAGTACAATGATTCGTCTAATTCGGCTGGTGTGATTCTGAACAGCAGTCCGTTCTCATCGACAGCAGCAAGTGCTGTTGTTAATGTTCTTGCGCCTAATCACCAGCTTACAGGCGGTGAATTGGTAACAATCAGCGGAGCGACATCTACTGACGCAACTCTTCTGGCTGCAAACTTGAACCTGAGTAACGTACCTGTAACGATTGTTGATCAAAACAACTTCACCTTTACGGCGACTGCAACGGCAACGACTACTGCAACCTACCCGGCGGGTATTGGTGGAGCGGTGGTTGTTCTTTCGCCTTCTAAGGGCAATTTGTATCAACTACCAGTTGGACGTTTCGGCGTTCAACAGTTCTAATAAATAGGAGTTCGTAATGGCAAGATCGATGATTATAACGTTTCCAAAAGCAAGTGCCACAGCATTATATGCTTTAAGTGTCGCTGGCGGAGGAGCAGGACTCATCCCTCTTGCCATTCCCTACCCCGTGGTATTTCCTAATATATCCCGACCAATAACATTAACATCGACCGATAACCTGGCAGGCGTGAACTTCACGATTGTCGGCACTGACCTTAATGGTCTAGCAACGACAGAAGTCCTTGCGGGGCCTAACAATGCGACTGTCCACAGTGTTAATGCCTACAATACGATTATAAGCATTACAGCGAATGGCGCTTATACGAACTTCAGCGCGGGCACCTATACGACTGGATTTATACAATGGGTACCGATGAATTATCAAATCGCTACTGTATCGATTACGATTCAGGCGGTTGTGACCAACACCATCAACTACTCTCTCTATGACACTCTCGATTCCATGGGTTACTACGTGACGCGGGCGTTGAATGACAACTATGTGCCTTTAACCAATCCAACACAGAACGCGATTGTAGCAGCCCTGACGGGTGCCACAACCACGCAGTTCTATAACTACACAACCCCAGTTGTTGCCATTGGCGGCATCATCAATAGCTCTTCAGGTAATGGAGCCCTTACATTAACCATTCTACAAGCCGGAGTATAATATGACCCGTGAACCAGAGAAGTGGATAAAGCAAGCAATAAGCCATAAAGGCGCACTCAGAAAGACCCTTGGTACAAAAAAGGGTGAGAATATCTCTGAGGCAAAGCTTGAGAGGGCTGAAAAGTCAAAAAATCCGACAACCCGTAAGCGGGCGCAATTAGCTGAGACATTGAAGCATATGCACAAGAAATAGGGTGATTCGTGGCCGTATTAAGTTATACATATAACTTTTATAACAATACCCTGATAGATAGCTACATCACAAAAGCTTTCCAGAGATGTGGGATTTTGGGGCCTGACATCACTGGTCTTATGGCTGATTCGGCCGTATTTGATCTCAATTTGATGTTTTCGGAATGGGCTAACAAGGGTTTGAACCTCTTCACGGTTGAGAAGAAGATGTTCAACCTCAACCAAGGTCAATCCTCCTACATTTTGGATCAATACACGGTTGAAACCACAGAAGTGACCGCTGGGCTTAATCTACAGCTTTTGGGTGGTGTTGCTGCATCTTCAGCGGGTGGTAACGCTGCTGGTCCCTTTTCTGGCAATCCTTTAACTCCTTGTACGCAGGTGGCACCCAATGGAAATATTTCATACACCTATCCTCCTGGATCAACTCCTTGTGTTTATTATGTTGGCATACAGTCTTTCACCAACACCACTTACTCTATCGTCATTGAATATACTATAGACGGCGTTTTGTGGAATTTGGCTCTTGAGATTCCGAAACAGCTTTATCCTGCTAATAATCTTTTGTGGTTTGTCCTCCCTGCTCAATTGAATGTCTCAGGCATAAGAATCAGAGAAACAGGGGGAGCGACTCTTAATATCGCAATTATAAACATCTCTCAGCCGACCTATAGCCGTATCCTATCGCCTATCTCACGCGCGGAATATACATCGTATCCCAACAAGACCAATCAGGCTGTACCCTCAAGTTTCTATCTAGATAGGCAAGAAACTCCCATTATGGTTTTATGGCCAACACCTGACCCTACGTATCAGACGATAGTCTATAACGCCTCTCAGCAGATTATGGACGTTAATGCGTTGGCACAGAATCCCAACATCCCGCAGCGCTTCATGGAAGCAGCTATTGCAGGATTATCGGCACGAATGGCGCTAATATTCGCGGCTGACAAGTTCCCATTGCTTGATTCTCTCTCCCAGAGAGCATTCGATTTGGCAGCACGGGAAGATGTTGAGAATGTCCCGATGCGCATTACACCTAATATATTTTATACTTAAGGAGGCAAAATGTTTCCAAAAGGTAAATTTGTACGAATAAACCCTGAAAACCCGGATGCAGTCGCCCGATGTGACCGCTCCGGTCAATTATGTAATCACGCTGATTTAGTCAAGCAAATGGATTATCGCGGTAATGGATTATTGTGGACGGGCTTGTGGGTTAACAAATGTTTTGCGGATGTTCCTAATCCTCAGAGCTTAAACCCTGTTTTAAAGCCCGACCCCGTTCCTGTAGATCATCCACGTCCTTGGGAAACAGCGCAGGATTATTGGTCAAATCAATACGGAAATTGGGACGTCCAGGCACAGCCTATATGGGCTGCTTGGGGTGATTGGAGAAACGTGATTTAATGGCGAGTCTATCAAACTATTCACCCGCATCAACCTACCCTAATATTCTTCAATTGAATACCAATGGGTTGGGATTGCAGACATTTCCACAGAATGTACAAGACGGATTGGGAAACAATACCGTCATGTCTCTCTGGACGACAGGCGTTAACTTTAGTCGCGCAGGGGGCGCTCAATTCCAACTCGATGGCGTGCCTTTAACAGCCAATGCGGCAGCTCTTAATAATATCGCGACATTTGCGAATTCGAGCTATTTGCTGACAAACTTAGATCCACAATTGCCAAACGCGAACATCTTGTTAGCCGCACCGGGAATTACTTTAGTGCCTGGGGTTCAGACTAATACCATAACGCCAGCTTTAGAGCTTGCCGGGATACAAGCTCTTCTAGCCTTAAATCATACGGGATTTGTATCTAGAACAGCGGGAAGCACTTATTCGCCAAGATTGCTCACGACTGATGGAACTCTGACGATAACAAACCCTGCGGGAATTGTTGGAGATCCTTTTTTCCAGGTAACACCTGATTCTGTCGTTGAAAGGGTCACTGTACAAAGAAGTGGAATCTTTCAATCAACAAGATCCATTCTCAACTTCATCCCAGGAAATCTCGGAACAGGCATTACCATTTTCGATAACCCCGGAAATAACAGCGCAGACATCATCATTACCTCAGCTGGTGGTGGTGGCGGAGGCGGAGTAGCTACTGTTATAGGAACCGCAAACCAAGTCACTGCTGTTACCGATGCCTTCTTTAATGTCACTGTTGGTTTGCCTAATAGCGTTATCGTCAACACATCCTTAATCGCTGGCAACATGGAGCTTGTCGGAAATACTCTTTCTTCGGTGAATGCCAATGGCCCTATCATCCTAGAGCCTTCTGGCTCGGGTGCTATCGAGCTTATGAATGCTACTTTATTCCAGCCCGTTCCACTTCGTTGGTATAACGCCGGTGGCACGTTCTATTCGGCATTCCAGGCATCCAATGCGCTTGCAGGTAATACTACGTGGACCCTTCCCCTTGGTGATTCTGTGGGTACGCAAGTCCTCGTCTCTAATGGTGCTGGTCAGCTTTCCTGGGCAACCAATGGAACTATTACCTCAGTTTTGGGAACAGCAAACCAAATTACGGTTAACACTGTTGGAACGACCGCAACAGTCTCGTTGCCGAACAGTGTGATTATCACAACATCCGTTAGGGCCGGTAATCTTGAGATTATTGGAAATACGCTTGAGGCAACGAATGCTAATGGGAATGTAATTCTGAGTCCTCAAGGAACAGGATCAGTTCAGCTCATCAATGGGACATCTGCAAATCCGGTTCCGCTTCAGTGGTACAATGCGGCTGGAACTTTCTTTTCAGCCTTTATGGCATCGAATGCCTTGGCGGCGAGCACGACTTGGACATTACCAACGGCTGATTCAGTAGGGACTCAGGCGCTTGTCTCTAACGGTGCTGGACAGCTTTCATGGGTCACGGGTGGCGGCGGTATCACATCAGTTGTTGGGACAGTAAATCAGATTACGGTTAATACTATAGGAACGGTAGCCACGGTATCTTTACCTAATAGTGTCATTATCCCGACCTCCGTTAAGGCCGGTAATCTTGAGATGATTGGT